ATATCACTCACTAAAGACATGGGCACGGATTACTTTGCTGATCCTAAGGCTCGCATTGAGAAATACTTTAACTCGGGCGGGCAAGTAAGCACAGGATGGCCACAACTGGATAGATTGTTGTATGGTGGATTCAGTCGTGGTGAACTAAACATTTTTGCCGGCGGATCAGGTTCTGGTAAGTCACTTGTGATGATGAACATTGCACTAAACTGGTTGCAACAAGGCCTTAGTGGAGTGTATATCACACTAGAACTTTCAGAAGAACTCACAAGTTTGCGTACAGATGCCATGCTAACCAACATGAGCACCAAAGACATCCGTCGCGACATGGACACAACTGAACTCAAGGTCAAACTTGTGGCCAAAAAGTCTGGCAACTATCAGGTCAAAGGCCTGCCGGCACAGAGCAACATCAATGACATTCGTGCGTATTTGAAAGAGTATCAAATTCAAACAGGCAAGAAAGTTGACTTTGTGATGATTGACTACTTGGACTTGCTGATGCCTGTTAGTGCCAAAGTGTCACCTAATGACTTGTTTGTGAAAGACAAGTATGTGTCAGAAGAACTACGCAACTTGGCCAAAGAACTGGCAGTGCTAATGGTCACTGCAAGCCAGTTGAATCGTAGTGCGGTTGAAGAAATTGAATTTGACCACTCGCATATTTCGGGTGGTATTTCAAAGATCAACACAGCTGACAATGTGTTTGGTATCTTTACTTCACGTGCTATGAAAGAGCGTGGCAAGTATCAAATTCAATGTATGAAGAGTCGTAGTTCGACAGGGGTTGGGCAAAAGATTGATCTGGAATACAACATTGAAACCATGCGAATTACTGACGAAGGTGGGGATGAAGGAACTGGATACAATAGACCCCAAAGCAGTATCATGGACTCAATCAAAGCTCGAAGTCAAGTCAAGGCTGCTGATACCGGAGAGTCAAGTGACTCATCTCCACCATGGGAACGAGCTACAGGAACTCCTGCCTGGGAAAAACCACCACAAGAAACAGGCAAAGTCACAGCAGATGTTCAAAGTGCAAAACTAAAACAACTGCTGGGGCAGATTAAATCTAATTAAGAAATAGCACCCTTAATCACAGCATAACGCAACACAATGGCTTCACCAAGCGAACCACTGGTTGCATTGCGAACATAAACTGTAGCCGAGCCTGAACCACAAGCGGCAGTAAAGGTATAAGAACCAATAGTGCCGCCGCTCACATGATTGATTACCAACAGATCAGTCGATGAGATTGTGCTGTTTGTAAAAGTAAAACTCACAATGGTGGCGGCTGCCAAGGACGCATTGTTCATGGTAATTTGCCCACTGGGTTTGTTTAATGTAACACCTGTGGCTTTGTTAGTGTCCTGTGTCACAGTACCACCACCTCCTGCAATATATCCGAATGGGTTGGTGTAAGCTGTAAGTGGTCTATTTAAATCGTAAATGGTAATAGTGGTACCATAATTTACAGAGCTGAATGAGAACTGATATGTACCAGTTGCGGCAAATGTAATAACACCTGCAGAGTATCCTTGGATACCTGTAGTACCTAGTGTTACTGCGGCAGGCAAGGTCAAGGTATGTGCTGTGCTGGTTACGTTTACAGCAATTTGAATAACTCCAGCAGTACCACTCACTGGCCAGTTTTCAAAATTTAAACTGATAGACCCTGTGGTTGAAATGTATTGATATGGACCAGCACTATAGTCAATATTGATAGAACCAGCACTTGCTGTGTTTTGCACATAGGTATAACTGACGTCTTGTAATTTAACGGCGTATATTAAGTTATCCGCCATGTTGTTGTCTAACGTGGTGCCACTCAATGCGGCTTTGAAAATACCGTTGTTTTGCAAGTCTGTGATTTCAGTGCCAGCATAACTAAAATTGGTTTTGATGTTGGTAAAGTTGTCCCGGAACCCCTGTGTGTTGTTGGGTTGTCCGGCAACTGGGTATGTACCATCTACGTTGTTTGGGTTAATTTGACTTGTCATGGAGATTCCTGTATAATAGATATTTATTAGAATCTAAAAAGCACTAAATAATCCAAAGGCCTAGATCGAATGCAGAAAAAGACCCGAAGTTTACTAGAAGAACTAGACTCGTTGTATGTAGAGCGTGATCGTCGCTTGATAATTGAAACTCGGGCTGACAGTATTATATCTAGTGCCATACGACTGATAGAACAGATCGAAGCAGAGTTTGGCGCAGAACAAGCTGACAATCTCACACGTAAATTGCTCAATGCAATACGTACCAAAGATGCTGGCAAGTTCTCGCGTTCAGTTAGGAGAACAAATGCAGATTCATGAATTAACACGACCACGCAAAATCAACGAAGCCAGTGTGGCTGGTGCCGTAGGAGGCGCAGGGGCCGTAGCCGGCGGTATAGCATCCGCCCTGGGCAAAAATTTAATGACTCAGGCGTTTGGCCAAGATGTAACACCGCAATACGGAGATACTCAAGATCGAGAGCAAGGCTTTAAAAGCATGGTCAACAGTTCAGCGGCCAAAACGCTGGCCACTACCATGCAGACTGCTTGGGCACAAACTGTGCAAAACTTCCTGGCCAATAGTAAAGATTCTATGGGCAACCCTCCCACCAGTGTTAAAGCAGTTACTTCACCCAGCATTGATGCGTTGAAAAATCAACTACGAGCATTGGTTAATAAAATGATTGATGGCCGAACCTCAAGTTTTGATTATAGTAATATGGCCAACAACATTGGTGACCCTGTTGCTAAGGCTGGAAGTCAAGAAATCATTAGTAGAATCAATGAATATATAGAGTCTATTTTTGACGCCACAGTGCAGGGTGTTGATCCTAAAACAATGTCTAATAGTTGGCTCAAACTAGTAGGCGACGGTATCTTGCCGGCGCAGAACGCAAGAGCCTATGATAGCAAATCTGGTAGTGTAATAACAATGTCCCCAGGCGCTACGAAATTGGCCGATTTGTTAAGGTTAGACGACGGGGATATAGTGAAGATTAGACAAACCATTAAAATCCCTGGCGGCGAGCAATATGCAAGAACAATTCTTGACAAGAGAACACCTGCAACAATAGCTTCTCCCTTGATTAAACAATTTGGACAACAAACAAAATTAACTGATGCAGAGCTCACGTCAATGTTAGCTTTGGCACAAGATGCCGCAAATGATGCGTCTTTTAAAGAAATATTTGGATTACGAGCATAATGTATCTCAACGAAGGTGGCAATGTTTTTAAAGATGCACAAGGCCAGCCACTAACACAACGCATCAAACAAGCAGACATACCCAGCACAGTGGCTTGGTTAGAAGCAGTCACAGGCCTTGATTTATCACATGATAAAGATGAAAACGGTATCCCCGTCAAGTGGCTGGGGTCAACAGGCAAGAAGCCTGATTCGGGTGATCTAGACCTTGCTGTGGATGCCAACGAAATAACCAAGGCTGAACTCAAGGGCATACTGGATGCCTGGGCCATAAAAAACAAACAAGATCCCAAGGAATGGTGCAGACTGTCAGGCGAAGCAGTGCATTTTAAAACACCCATACAAGGCGACCCCAAGCGTGGTTATGTGCAAACAGACTTCATGTTCATGCCCAATTTAGAATGGGGCACATTCTGGCTAGGCGGTGGTGCAGGATCAGCCTACAAAGGTGTGTTTCGCAACGTCTTGATGTCAAGCATTGCCAAAGCACTGGGACTCAAAGCCTCGGCCAAGGGTATCATCAGTCGTCAGACTGAAAAAGTAATCACAATGGATCCAGATCAAGCCGCTGGCATATTGCTGGCGCCACAGTACAAACGTAGTCAGCTAATGACCGTGGAAAACATTTACAAAGCCTTGGCCATGGACCCTGATCGTGATGCCAAACTAGCAGACTTCCGTGAATATCTCTCACGTGAAGGTGTAAAGGAACCTGAAACAGGCATGGCAGAAAGTGACGTTAACTTCCTGGCACGTCTACGTGATAGAATTGTAAATCGTGGTTATGTTGCTCTTGTGGAAGCTGAACAGGCCGGTGTGGGCGGCCGAGCCAAGGGTATTGAACACCTGGAAGATCTTGTGTTCCGTCGTGGCACACAAGGTATCCGAGACGCACTAGAAATTGTCAGTCATGCTACTCAGCAACCTCGAACAGTCACAGCCAAGTGGGACGGCAAACCTGCTGTGATATTTGGACGCAAGCCTGCCACAGGCGAGTTTGTGTTGACTGATGGATCGGGATTTGAAGCCAAAGGCTACGACGGCCTTGCTACCAGTCCCCAAATGATGGCTGACATACAGAGCAAAAGATCCGGGGACAGAACTGAATTGATTCAATTGTATGCCACATTGTTTCCTGTATTAGAAGCCGCATTGCCCCCAAACTTCCGTGGCTATGTCAAAGGCGATTTGTTGTACATGTCAACCCCGCCTGTTGAAGCAGGCAACTATGTGTTCCGTCCCAACACCGTGGAATACCGAATCCCAGTCAAGAGCACACTGGGACAACGCATTGGCAACAGCAACATTGGCATTGCCATACACTCGATGTATGCGGATGTGGGTGAGCCACGTCAGCCCTTGAGTGGTGTGGCCTTTAATCCAGTCCCTGGACTAATGTTGGAAAAGCCAGCTAGCCCTCGTCAACTTGAAACTGAAACCAACGCTGAAAAACAACTCAAACAGTTGATCAAGTCTCAGGGCCAGGCAATTGACACCTTGTTCAACCCCACAGAATTGCGGGCACACAAGATCACAGACCTGGCAAAACTGTGCGTGGACTTTATCAACACCAAAGTGGGCGCACCACTCAACGGTGCTACACTACTGCCTGAGTTTGGCAAGTGGTTGGAAACAAAAGTCACTCCGCAAAAGTTCCGCAACATTGTGGAATACTTGAACAGCCCCACGTCAAATACTCCTGCACTTGCCGCAGCATTCAACGCATTTAACTTGTTGCATGATGTCAAAATGCACCTGCTACGCCAAGCAGACACAGAGCATCCTGGGCAAGAAGGCTGGGTTATGGCTACCCCTGTGGGATATGCAAAAGCGGTAAATAGATTTGATCCCAATGCATTTGCGGCTCAAAATAGACAGAGAAACAATCCGCAACAGGCGTGATTTTTCCAAACTGGCTAAATAAAAGCAGGGACTAAATGTCTCACTAACTTAAAGGAAATTTATCATGGCAGTATTTACAAAAGTAAACGGAACTACACAACCAGTATTTGCACTGGACGTGGCAAACGGTTCCATCGCAGGAACAGCTAACGTAGCAGCTCAAGGTCCAGTTCAGATCCAAGGTCCAAAACTTGACTTCTTCACTTTGACAGCTAACGCCGCGTTGACAAACGCTGGTAACGTTAACGGTTACTTGAACAACGTTTTGACAGCAGTTCAACAACTTGGTACAATCGCAATTTACCAAGCTGGTGCCGCAGCTGGCACAATCAACTTGGCTATCTATCCAAGTGGTGCTTACACTACAACAACATTGGTTGCGGCCGCTCAAACAGCCAACGCCACTGGCGGCTTGAACATTGGTATCCCAACTGCCAACGTTGCTGCATCAGCTACATTCACTAACCTGTAATCAGTTTAGTTGACCACGCTGACCCTGGGATTAAAAACTCCAGGGTTTCTTTTTGGCATTAAATACTCACAGAATGAAGATCACATGCCGTACCCTTTTTGATTGCAGTCTTACCGGTGTAACCGGACACTACAGATCAAGCGAGATTCCTTTTGTGGACCGTGCCGGGCAGACTGTACACAATCAACATGACTGGAACCATTCGCGCAATCAGCAACGCAATTGGGAAACCTTGTTACAGATCATAAGTCTTAGAACCCAGCCCATTGACCTCACTGTGCCCGAGAAAAAAGACACAGCATGGGAGTTTGAGTTTAGATCTGAATCAGAAGGTGTGTTTGAAATGCACGACAACCCAGACCCATTAGCTGGACTCAAACAAGATTGTGAAGGAGTTCCAATGATGTTGAATTTAACCGAAAAACCCCGCCTGGCGCCCACGATCAGCACGTCGGGCGACAATCAAAATATTTGGTTCTCTACGGTAAATAATGCATTGGAATAACAAAATGGCTGACACCACTGACATTGAAAAGAAGAGTCTTGAAGCACACGTTGAGTTATGCGCTCAGCGGTACACAGCTTTAGAACAACGCATTGACGATGTCAAAGCAGACACCGCAGAATTAAAAACCACCATCCAGGCTGTTCATGCCATGGTGCATAAAATGAGTGACAATCGTAACACACAGTTGATTGGATGGGGAGTGGGAATCATTGGATTCTTGACAGCCGTCATAGGATACTTGGTTACTCACTACGTATTAAAATGACCCGAGACCAGAAACTAGAACAATGGGCCGAACGTGAGCTCAAACGCAATATCGATTCTATCATCCTGGATGATGGTACTGGTTCTCTTGTGGTTTTTGGCAAGTATTGTATACAGCCGCAGGGCACTAGATATCAAGTGAGTACTTGGGACAAAACTATTCATTCATTCAGCACAAAAAAAACAGCTATGAGTTGGTGTACAACAGACCATCAACGCAATTACAATCTATCCAATCAGATTCTGGTGTTGGATCGTAAAAAACAAGTATTAGCGGCAGATATATACTGCCGACAAGTCATTGGCGAGCGTGGGCGAACAGAATCATTTTATGAAATCATAAACATGAAACTGCAACCCAAAATAGACCAGTACAACTCAGTTACAGCCGAACTAGAGAAATGTGTAAATCAGGCTAAATATATGCAAATTAAGGGATTCAATAATGAAACTGCAAGAACTATCGGCTCCAACGCCAAGTAAGCAAATAGCCAAAGTATTCGAAAGTTACTTTGGTAACCGCATTAGTTTTGACCAATTAACACGTGGTCAAACTCGAGCAATGTTGGGCAAAGTGCGTGGCATCCTAGGCGAGCATCGCAAGACTTCTGCACGTCACAGTAGTGAGCAAGATCCACGTTATCTGCAATTGGTAATGATGGAGCAGGCATTGAGCACACGTTTGAAAGAAAACGTCATGCCTCCTACACCAGGTTCTACACCTGCTCCAGGTTCTACACCTGCTCCTGGCGCAGCTCCTGCCCCCACAGCCGGCGCCGCCCCTAAAGATCCTAAACTAGCTGCCGCACTCAAGAAGTCTGCCGCTGGTCAGTCATTGAATCCTGAAGAACAAAAGCTAGTGGCTGGCGCCGCAATGATGCAAGCCGAAAGCCGCTTCCGTAGAATGGCACGCCGACTGAACGAAAGCGAAATTCAACAAGCTCAAGTTGTGTTGGCCGCTCAAGACATGGTTGACAAAATGCAAGCCATGTTGGAAGATGTGAGTGAACTGCAATTCAAAGAACTTCCAGCTCTAGTTGATTCAATCAAGAATCAAGTTGGTGTTGACCAAGCCGCACAATTCAATGCAGACGCCACAGCCGCACTAACAGGCCTGTTACAAAATATTCAAGGTGCCAAGCAACAACTTGACGCCGCATTGAATGTGGTAACTGGTGCTGCTCCTGCTGGTGCCGCAGCCGCTGGCGCTATGGGCGCTGACATCGCCGCAGGCGCAGGTGATATGGCCGCCGCAGGTGCTGACATGGCCGCCGCAGGTGCTATGGGTGCCGAAGCTGGTGCTGACATGGGTGCAGATGCTGCATTGGATGCCGCAGCCGCTGATGCTGGTGCTGAACCTCCTGCCGCCGCGCTGGGTCGCGCCAAAAGATAATGAAAATATTTGAAGTTGACAGTAGCATGGGAATGGCGGCTCCGCCTAACCCAGCGCAACTGTCGGGCTTGGTGCAGTTTCTGGATGGTCGTGCCAAAGACACCAATGCCAAAAAAGAAATCAGCCAGGATGCATTCATCAAACTGGCAAATGATTTGGATATCAACATCACCGCCCAAAATCTAGCCGATGTTGTGAGTCAAGAGCCACTCAGTAACCTTTTGGAACCTATGGATCCAAACACAGGCGTGTTAGTGTTCAAAGGTGCAGGCGAACCAAATGTTGCTATGCCAGTGAACAAAGCACAGGACATTGTGGCCAGTGCTGCCAAATCGGCAATGAACAAAGACCGCGGTGTTTAACCAATCCTGTCAACCAAAGGTTGACACAAAACGTTAAATATAGTATACTTCACTATAGGAGGCGTATTATGAAAAAAGCTGTAATTTTTGTTTTGATGAGTGCGTTGGCCAGTACCAATGCATTGGCCTGGGGCGACCGTGAACAAGGCGCACTAGCAGGCATGGCCGCATTATGGGCTTTCCAAAGACTCAACCAGGTTGATGCTCCTCCTCGAGTGGTTTACACACAGCCACAAACAGTGTATGTTGAACGCCCTGTGGTTGTACACCCTCAAGTGGTTGAATATCAACGCCAACAATGTGGCCCTTGGGTTGAAACCCGAAACTGGGACGGCACTGTGACTAGATCTAGAACCTGTACACAATAATATGGCCTACTCAGACAAAGTAATTGATCACTATGAAAATCCACGCAACGTGGGTAAATTTGAAATTGACGATTCAATCGGTACAGGCATGGTAGGAGCACCTGCTTGCGGTGACGTGATGAAACTTCAGATCAAGGTCAAAGACGGCATTATCACAGATGCAAGATTTAAGACTTACGGATGTGGCTCAGCAATTGCTTCAAGCTCGCTGATTACTGAAATGGTCAAAGGAATGTCGCTTGACGCCGCAGGGGCGATCAAGAATTCAGAGATTGCTGAAGAGCTGGCCCTCCCGCCGGTCAAGATACATTGTTCCATACTTGCTGAAGACGCGATTAAAGCCGCGGTAGAAGACTATCGCAAAAAGCATGATCTCGTTCACTGACACAGCACGAAACAAAATCCAAAAACTAGTCACAGCCAAGGGCTATGCTGGCATTCGGCTTGGAGTTAAAACTACAGGTTGCTCAGGTCTTGCTTATGTGCTGGAATACGTTCGAGAATACACACCTGAACAGTATGTTATCAATTATGCACAACCTGATTTTGTAGTTCTAGTAACTCAAAAAGATGATGTGTATCTACACAACATGACTGTAGATTATGTGCGCCAAGGCCTCAACGAAGGCTTTGAATTCTCAAATCCCAACGAACGTGATCGTTGCGGCTGCGGAGAAAGTTTTCGAATATAGTTGACAACTGGACTATAATTGTCTATAATTGACTATAATTATGTATAATCCAAAATTTGATTACCAGCCCATTCCCCGAGTCACAATAGAGGGCAAGCGTTACTATGCCACACCCGATGGCAAAAACTTACCGTCAGTGACCACAATCCTAGACAAAACAAAACCGCCAGAAAAAGTTGAAGCCTTGAATCAATGGCGACGGCGTGTGGGTGCAGAAAAAGCACAGCAAATCACCACTGAAGCGGCCAACCGTGGCACCCGCATGCACACCTATCTTGAGCACTATGTCAAAACAGGTGAGCGAAAAGAACGTGGGTCCAATCCCTTCTCTTGGCCCAGCCATTCAATGGCAGATGTGGTAATTGATCAAGGACTCAAGAACGTCACGGAGTTTTGGGGCATTGAAGTTCCCTTATACTTTCCCAGCGTGTACGCAGGTACCACAGACGGTGCGGGCATGCACTTGAACGAAGAAGCCATACTAGACTACAAACAAACCAACCGGCCCAAAAAGCGCGAGTGGATCGACGACTACTTTGTACAACTGTGTGCCTATGCAGAAGCGCACAACGAACTACACGGCACACGCATACGCAAAGGCGTGATTTTGATGTGCGTCAAACCTGATCTAGACGAGCAACACAATATTGTTGGCCGGCCGCAGTACCAGGAATTTGTGCTGGAAGGCGCAGAATTTGAAAAATATCGTAACTTGTGGTGGAAAAAGGTTGAACAGTACTACATGCTAAATATGTGATATCCAAAGGACAATCACTGTGGCAATTGTACAAATATCACGAATCACACAACGCAAGGGTTTATTTAACGATCTACCCGAACCATTAGCCGGCGCAGAACTGGGCTGGGCAACTGACACACGTCAACTTTTTATCGGTAATGGTACCCTGGCAGATGGCGCTCCTATTATTGGTAACACAGAAGTTCTTACTGAATTTTCTGACATCTTGAACTATGCCACTGAGTATACCTATAAAGGTGAAGCGGCCGGTTACACAGTCCAAACTGGTGCCACAGCAGGTACACCAGTCAGTCAAAGTCTACAAAGCAGACTGGACAGTTATGCTGTGATTACAGACTTCGGTGCCACTGGAGATGGCATCACAGATGTCACGGCTGACATCAATCGTGCATTGGATCAGATTTTTTGTCAAGACATCAATCCCAGTATCCGCCGCAGTATTTTCTTTCCTGCCGGCACATACATTATCACAGACACACTGCTGATTCCACCTTACTGTAAACTCTACGGCGAAGGATCTGACAGCACAATCATCAGTTTCAATGTTCAACCCTGGACTTCTACAATCGCCTATGCTTCGGGTGTGCTGGTAGAAAACAGCGGTCTATACTATAGAAGCATTGCCGCGGTGCCAATTGGCATAGCTATTGGTAATACCACTTATTGGGGTGTTGAAACACTGCCCGATTATATGTTTAGAACCACAGATAGTCTTCAACAGACCGGTGCAAACATTGGTACCGGTGGTGCATTGCCGCCAGGTCATGTAGAAATGTCCAGCATCAAGTTTAAGACCAATGTGCCCACTAGCGGTGCGCTGGTACAGGGTGCAGTGGATTGTGTGTTTGACTGTGTGGCGTTTGAAGGCAATGGAACTGCGGCCACACTTACCACCGCCACTCTTGCCACAGCTGGTGTGAGTTTTGCTAACCAAGGCAGTTATGTTTGTACCAATATTGTTTGGAACAATTGTATTTTTACCAAGATGGCATGGGGAGTTAACACAGACGAAGCAGTGGAAGGCGTAACTGTCAGCAACTGTAGATTTGATACCTTGTTCCAAGGTGTATATCTTGGAACCATCTCTCCGGGTGTGGGCTATGTTGGACCAACTGGTGTGCGCATAGTACAAAACACATTTGATAATATCTATGCTGAAGGTATCATCATTGTGAATTGCAGTCTCAATGCCACTGCCTACAACACGTTCTATGAAGTTGGAAACAGTTTCAATGGTCAGACCAATCCAGTGACTGCCATAATTGACCTAGACGCAACCAACAATGTCAGTGTTGGGGATATGTTTGAACGCACAACTCAATACAGCACAGCCTTGCATCCTCGCATAGCACTAAACGACAAAAACAATATCGCCCAGGGCATGAATGTCAACAACATCACACTATATCAAGATAATGTAGTAGATCTAACCTTGGCCAATCAGTTGAGTGTGGGCACCTACACTCGTGTTGCTGGTATCAACGACATTATTAATGACAATGCCGGAGCCAATTTGGTATACGTAGCAGGAACATACTACAGTGGTTTTAAGATGGATTACACAATCAATCGAAGCGACTTTCGTAGAACAGGCACATTGACCGCAGTCAAAGGTCAGAGTACAACAGGCACAGGCTTTGTGTACACAGATGACTACTATGAAAATGGTGTAACTGGCGTGACACTAACTGCCGCAGCCGATGGCGCTAATGTACTGGTAAGTTATACCGCAACCAGCACCGGGTCAGATGGTGCAATTAATTATTCTATCACTAGTCTCGGTTCTCCTACTATTCCTAGTTAATGTGGCCTAAAACCTTTGCCGAAAGGCTTGAGAGTTGGACACAACTCCGTCGACAAGCCTCCACCGCTGATGCGGAAACAGCACTCAACGCCATCAACTCATGGTGGTTTCAAACTCCCTGGCGAGCATATCATTTGCACTGGGACGATCGAGCCGTTTGGCCTGATCCCTGGCAATTATTGAGCGACGATCTCTATTGTCCTCTTGCTCGCGGCCTGGGAATACTGTATACTATAACTATGCTGGATCGGCCAGATCTGCAGGATGCCGTTTTGGTAGAGGTAGATAGCGACAATTTAGTCCTGGTGCATGAAAAGAAATATATACTGAATTGGGACTCGGAGCAGATGTTAAATATCACTCTAGGACGTTTCAACTCCCGACACAGCATTACGCAAGAGCAATTAAAACAACAAATTAGGTAACAATGAAGCAAATAACAGTACAAAAACGTGACGGAACTCGCGAGCCGTTGGCGTTGGAAAAATGGCAAGCGCAAATAGCCAAGGTTTGTGCAGGCATCGCAGATGTGAGCCAATCAATGATTGAGATCAAAGCCCAGTTGCATTTCTATGATGGCATCACAACCAAAGAAATTGACGGTATCACACTGAGAGCCATAGTGGACCTGATTGACGTAGAATCAAATCCTGACGTTGGGCATACCAACTATCAGTATGTGGCAGGTAAGCAACGACTATCAATGTTGCGTAAAGATGTATACGGTTCATACGATCCTCCACACCTGTATGAAATTGTCAAGCGCAACGTGGCTACTGGTCTCTACACTCCTGAACTCTTGGAATGGTATTCAGAAGAAGACTGGAATCGCATGGAAGACATGATCGACCATGTGAAAGACGAGCAGTATTCATATGCGGCTGTGGAACAACTGATTGAAAAATATCTTGTGCGTAATCGCTCAACAAAAGAAATTTATGAAACACCACAGGTTCGTTACATGATTGCGGCTGCCACGGTGTTTCACCGAGAAGAACCCAACACAGCTCGTATGCGTTATATCAAGGAGTACTACAATGCAGCTTCTGACGGTCTATTTACTCTCGCAACTCCTGTTCTTGCTGGGCTTGGCACTCCCACTAAGCAGTTCAGTAGTTGTGTACTCATTCGCAGTGATGATGATCTTGACTCCATTTTTGCTAGTGGCGAAATGATGGCCAAGTATGCCAGCAAACGTGCTGGCATTGGTTTGGAGATTGGTCGCTTGCGCCCCTTAGGCTCACCCATACGTGGTGGCGAAATCATGCACACCGGTATGATACCATTTTTAAAGAAGTGGTTTGGAGATTTACGCTCATGCTCACAAGGAGGTATCCGCAATGCAAGTGCTACTGTATTCTATCCTATTTGGCATCTTCAGTTTGATGATCTTATTGTTCTTAAGAACAACCAAGGAACCGAAGAAACCCGAGTCCGTCATATGGATTATGGGGTTGTGCTTAGTGCTTTCTTCTGGAGACGATTTAAAAACAAAGAACAAATAACATTCTTTGATCCCAACGAAGTACCTGAACTGTACGAAGCATTCTATGCCAACACCGAACGCTTTGAAAAACTGTATGTGGAATATGAAAAGCGCCGAGACCTACGTACCAAGGTCATGAGTGCAGAAGAAGTGTTCAAGTCAGGCATACTCAAAGAGCGCACTGACACTGGCCGCATCTATCTAGTGTTCATTGACAACGTTCAGAATCAAGGTCCGTTTGATACTGAATACCATACCATTTACCAGAGTAACCTTTGCTGTGAAATTCTCCTACCTACTCGACCATTTAAAAGATTGGATGACGCTGATGGGCGAATCGCCCTCTGTACGCTGGGAAGTATTAACTGGGGTGCATTCCGGAATCCTGAAGACATGCGTCGTGCTTGTAGAATTCTGCAGAGATCCTTGTGTAATATTCTTGACTACCAAGACTTCCTGTCAATCCAATCGCAGTTATCAAATGACGAAATCCAGCCGCTTGGTATCGGTATTACTAACTTGGCTTACTGGCATGCCAAGCGCGGACTCCAATATGGTAACAAGGACTCTTTGGCCGAAGTCAAGTCGTGGATGGAACATCAGGCTTTCTACCTTACCGAAGCAACAGTTGAACTTGCTAAGGAAAGAGGCCGTTGCAAAGATTCTGACCGCACCTGGTACGGTAAAGGTATCTTTCCTTGGGAGAGACGTAGCGCCGGGGTAAATGAACTCGCGGACTTTACGCCTGAACTGAACTGGGAAGGCCTACGTGCTGAAATGCGTAGTTACGGAGTACGCAATGCCACACTGATGGCCATTGCTCCTGTGGAGTCCAGTAGTGTTGTTATCAACTCAACCAACGGCATTGAAATGCCCATGAGCTTGATTTCAGTTAAAGAATCTAAAGCAGGAAGCCTTACACAGGTTGTGCCCGAGTACCACAAATTGAAAAACAAGTATCAACAGATGTGGGCACAAAAAGACTGTGATGGTTATTTGAAAACAGCGGCGGTGTTGGCGGCCTATGTGGATCAGTCAATCTCAACAAATACGTTCTACAATCCAGCACATTTCCCAGATCGCAAAGTCCCTACAACATTGATTGCCAAGAACTTGATGCAGGCACACTACTGGGGCCTGAAAACATTCTACTACAGCCTGATCAACAAAGCCGGATCAAAACAAACTGCCGAAGCGGCCCCTCTTGAAATCATCGACTTTGATCTCGAGGGCGAAGACTGCGAAGCCTGCAAGTTATGAACAGCATAGAAAAGATCTGGGCCCGGGCCACTGGGCATGTAATGGGCGAGAGTGATCATGACCGCCCGGATGTGCCTATACTGACACTACGAGAAGCCCGAATGGCCTTGTTTTTCAAAACGTTTTGGGTTATAATACATGTTGTAACCTGTGGTTTTATTATAGCCAACACAATTAGACACTGGTAATTACACAATGAGTAGAGCACAATACAATTTAAAAACAAAAACAGACTATCTTAGTCGCAAGATGTTCCTAGATCCAGCAGGTCCTGTAACAGTACAACGATTTGAAGAAGTCAAGTACAACAAACTGGTCAAGTACGAGCAAGAAGCACGTGGCTTCTTTTGGGTTCCAGAAGAAATCTCTTTGACCAAAGACGCACAAGACTTCAAAGATGCGTCAGACACAGTCAAGCATATCTTTACATCAAACTTGTTACGCCAAACAGCACTAGACAGTTTGCAAGGACGTGGTCCCAGTCAAATCTTTACACCTGTTGTGAGTATTCCCGAACTGGAAGCCTTGGTCTACAACTGGACATTCTTTGAAACCAACATTCATTCACGTAGCTACAGTCACATCATTCGCAACATTTACAATGTGCCCAAGGATGTGTTCAACACTATTCATGACACACAAGAGATTGTGGACATGGCGTCTAGTGTTGGCAACTACTATGACAAGCTACATTTGATTAATTGTGTTGTAGAAACCGGCGAAAAGATTGACGAAGAAAAACATATCAAAGCAATTTGGATGGCACTGAACGCAAGTTATGCCCTGGAAGCATTCCGATTCATGGTATCATTTGCTACCAGCTTGGCCATGGTAGAGAATCGTATCTTCATTGGCAATGGCAACATTATTCAGTTGATCTTGCAAGACGAAATGCTACACAAAGAGTGGACAGGTTGGTTGATCAATCAGGTGGTCAAAGAAGACCCACGCTTTGCTGCTGTCAAGGCCGAGTGCGAAGGCGAAGTATACCAAATGTACCTGGATGTGATCCGTGAAGAAAAAGCCTGGGCTGATTACTTGTTTAACAAAGGACCAGTGATTGGTCTTAATGCAAACATTCTCAAGGACTTTGTGGATTTTACAGCCGCAGCAGCTCTCAAAGAAATTGGAGTCAAGTACACCGAGCCGGCACCACGTAGTACACCTATTCCTTGGTTTACCAAGCACGTGGACACCAGCAAGAAACAAACTGCTCTCCAGGAAAACGAATCGACTAACTATGTGATTGGAGTCATGAGTGATTCGATTGATTACGAGGAGTTACCGGATCTATGAGAAATTTTATCAACATAATAGAAAATGCACAGGGCATCACCGACGCTTGGTTCGCTGATGGGTTCGCCACTTTTAAAAATCCAGATAAAATTGAAAAATATGAGATTGCACAAAAACCTGGAGAGCTGACTCATCTTGAAAATCCAGACCCTGTGCCCTACCAACCTGGTGATTACATTATGACAGGTCCCAACGACGAACAGTATGTGCTGAGTCCCGCCAAATTCAACAGCCTCAAAGACGATCTAGGTGATGGTCGTTGCCAACCAAAGAAAATTCCAAAGGTTGCAAAACTAGCCGATCATGATGGCTTTGTCACTGTGGATTGGGGTAGTGGTCCGCAAAAATTATTTTACACTGCTGGCAATGACTATATTGTCAAGCACGGCCCTAGCGACTATGGTGTTGTTAAGACAGATATCTTTGCCAAGACCTACGATAAATCACAAGAAGGAAAATAAAATGAAAGCAATTGTATGGAGCAAATACCACTGCCCTTACTGTGACCAAGCCAAGGCCTTGCTCACACAGAAGGGTATAGAATTTGAAGAAAAGAAAATTGGTGACGGATACACCAAAGAAGATCTATTAGAAGCAGTTCCAAATGCTCGCACCGTGCCACAGATATTTCTTGGCGAAGAGCTAGTGGGAGGCTTCAATGAGCTCAAACAAAAACTTGCCTGACCTAGACAACATCACAATAGACTGGTTCAAGGAAAATATCCCAGACTTTGAAACCAAACATTTTTTCACAGCCGACTGGTTTTCAAACGCTGTTGTAAATTTTGAGTTTGTTAAGGCGCATGCAGATCAAAAGCTATCGGCAATACTAGAAATTGGTTCACATGAAGGTCGCAGTGCCTGTTGGATGCTGGAAAACTTGCTGGCAGAAGACGGCACAATTACTTGTATAGATCCTTTTGGTAACCTACCATTGAATGCCTATACCAATGATGATTTGCCCGAGCACCTGATCATTCGAGACATACACAAACACAATACAGATCTAGCAAAGTTGCCCACACAGTCAGTTGAGGTCATGCCTGTCATGAGTTATCATGGTCTAGCACAATTGATTGTGGACCGTCGCGAGTTTGACCTTATATATGTAGATGGCAGTCATTGTTCAGATGCTGTGTTGGCAGATGCCACTATGGCGTTTGGCTTGCTCAAGACCGGCGGGTTCATGATCTTTGATGACTACTTGTGGAACGAATCCCCGGATGTGTTGGACCATCCTAAAATGTCCATTGATGCTTTTGTTAATATGTTTAGAAAGCATATTGCCATTGGCATGATCAATTATCAATACGTTATACAGAAAGTTTAAAATGCAACTAATCGCAACCCCAGGTCAAGTTTACACCTTTAAGTTAAACTCAGGAGAAGAACTCATTGCCAAAGTCAAACAGGCCGGTGGGGACTGGATTGAAATTACTGATCCAGTTAGTGTGGCTCCGGGTCCACAGGGCATGGGCTTGGTACCCTCAATGTTTACCGCTGATCCTGGCGCAGAAATCAAGCTAAATACTGCCAGCGTAGCAATTTACGCCTTGACAGATGACCCTGTCAAGATGAAATATATTGAAGCCACAACTGGCATCAAAGTGCCAGAGAAAAAACTAATACTAGGATAATATGCCAGCAGTACAGAGAGTAGGTGATGCAAACGGAGCCGGTGGGGTAGCCCAGGGCGGTGTTGCCTCTGTGCGTGTGAACGGACAACCTATCATTGTGAATGGTAACTCAGTAACTGCTCATGCACCCTGGGGTCGGCCACACCCGCCCCATTCGGCAGCAACTACCACAGGTGGCAACGGTACAGTCAGAGCTGGCGGCGTACCTGTGGTCACAACTGGATGTGCTGACACCTGCGGACATGCTCGTGCTGGCGGTTCCGGTGATGTAAGGGCAGGATAATGCCTAGCGTACTAACACCACTGCAATTGACCGTTGCGGCATCCATGTTGAACAACACTGGATTAAAAGGATTTCCGTCGGCATTGCAAACTGCCATTGCCGCATTCAATGCCACCACAGTGATTGGCAATTTTATTGCCGCAGTTAATTTTTATAAATCTCAGTCATTTGCCACCGAATCAACCTTGACCAGTTTGTTGAGCATTGGCAGTACTGTGTGTCCAGCCTTGGGCAACAGCATACCTGCCAGTCCAGTGGGTACCTACACTTATCTCAACAGAGAATACTTGATCAATTATCTTGGTGCCGTGGACGGCTCAACCATTGATCCATCGGGATTTTCCAACTTGATTGAGCAAACCTGTGCGGCTTATCTGGGCAACGGGGACTATGGCCGATTCAGCCAAGGATTTGTGGCTGTGCAAGGATACATTGCCAGCACCAATGAATACATCAATTCAGCAGTGAATGCCAATCAATTTCTTGGACCAACCTTTACCAACATGGATTCCTTGACCACTGCAGGAATCAGTGGTGCAAACAGCGACCTTGAAAAATTTGGTGTGGACTTGGCCAAGCAAGGTAATCTTGTGAATCTTCAAAACCTTGATCTTTACGGCACTCCTGCTGGACTTGTACAACAGATATCTCGCCTGGCTGGAGTCAACAGACAAGCTGTGCCTGCTGTTCAGTTGGCCATGAATGCGGTGGGACTCACAGACAGCGACATTGAAAACATTGTGACTGACAATCGTGTGGGAATCAATCGACCCAATGGACTGAGTCAAAACGAATTTGACCGCATACAAAAACTTGCCTACACAGCATTGTCATCAGTATCGGGCGACGACCTAGATCAAATTTTGTCAATCTTGGACGTGACCACTCCCAATATAACCAGCCTGGATCAATTGTTGGATCCTACCAAGGTGTTTCCGTTGAGTTATCCCACCATGCTGACTCCCACACCTGCGGGCGCGGTGCCTATATTTGGCAACGACGGTAGTGTGAATTCCAGTGTCACACCCATTGTCAACTCATATCTACCCACAGCATCGGGTTGTGACGAACTGGGCAAAATTATTCCACCTGCTGATGCAGTGGCCAACAAGGCCATTGAAGTGGCCTTGAAACAAATCAACAACATTGGCACAACTACACTGCCCGAATTGGCCAACACAATACTTGGCTCTGTTGACCAAGAGTGGGATCCAACGCAAGAATATCTAGCCAATGATGTGGTCAGCGTGGGTTCGCCTGTGCCCACATTTTATCGAGCCAAATCACCAGGCTGTACTCCGGGCAATTTTGTAGTTCCGCCAGGAGTGGACATTACAAACAGCAACTACTGGTCAGAAACCTCACTGGGCGGTCTCAGTACCATGGCTGATCTGCCGCTGATTCAACAACAGACCACACCAGTACCGGCCAGCGTGGCTGCATTTTTTGCAACCGAAGTGGCCACAGGCACAGGGCCATGCGGAGTACTCACCACCTATGATGTGCTGGGCTTGGCACTAGACAGCAATGACTTTGCCGCACGGCTTACTGACGTCGCTGATATTATTGACGGGCTTGGTACTGGCCTAGATGATTTATCTCAAATCTACATTGACATGTTGAGTTCGGCAAATGATGCCGCTATGATAACACTCATTGCTAATGCCAATGCAGAAATAGCAAGTATTAATTCGGTGCATCCGCCTCAAGTGGCGACAATGAACACAGCCTGGACCTACATGGCCAACTTGATGAATTTAAGCGCCAAGTATACCAGCCAAGCCGGAGTTGATTATTTCTTGTTGCAAGCAGGCGATGCAAACAGCACCAAGAGTTTTGTGCAAAATTTGGCCTACTATGGTCGTCTCACTGCCCAAGGTGATGCTGCTGAGTTTTTGGAAAACCTAGCAGACACCACAACACTAGGCGGCCAGGCCATCATTGGTGCCATGAGAGAAGGCCGCAATCAGGAACGGTTGAATGCCAGAGGCTTGTACAATAACACTCAGGTACCTAGTGATGCAGTGGTGGCACCAATTCCGGTAATACTCCCAGTTAACACATAAAACGGCTACTTTGAGGTTGATTTTGTGTTGACTTAGTACAAACACTGCTATATAATACAGATTGACTTATGTCATTCTACTTTTAAAAGGAAAAACTAATGAAGAAAATCTTCGCAATCATGATTGCACTTGCGGCTACCTCTGTGTTTGCTCAAAGTGCTGTCAACATCACTGGCTTGGTTGACACCGGCCTGTTGTTCACCAATGCAGCCACTGGTGTCAATACCAAAGGCCTTGCGGCCAACAATTCATCTACCACAGTGCTTACTATCGGAGGCACTGAGGATTTGGGCAGCGGCCTACGTGCCAATTTCAAACTGCAACTCACACCTGATTTTATTAATGGTGCTGGTGTTGAAGGCACCTCATACAACTCAACCACAGCAGGCACTGTGGGTGTTGGTCAAGAAGCCTTTATCGGTACAGAAGCCAATTGGGGCACTGTGAAACTTGGTCGTGTGAACTCAAACATCTTGGAAACATGGCTCAACGGCTCAGCACTCGGGACTGCTATTGGTTCAGGTTATGGATCAAACGGTAACATCTTTACTCGTTACAGTGCCACAGCAACTCACACAGCACAATCTGCACCCACACGTTTCAATGGAGCCATTCGTTATGAATCTCCTGCAGTAGCAGGTTTTAGTGGTTCTTATTTGTATGTGCCACCCAGTGCCAGCGTCAATGCTCAGAGTGTGGTTGACTATGGTGTAAAATATGCCAATGGTCCTTTGAGTGTGCAGTATGCCTCTCAACGTATTGAACAATCAGGCACTTTGGCCACCACCACAGCATCATTTATTACCCCTGGTTCACAGGCCTTAGAAGCCGGTACCAACAACACTCTTAGCCTGTTGTCGGCCAACTACCAGATTGGTGCCGCAACTGTGTATGGTGCTCGTTGGACAGAAAAACAAAACACTGCCACCGCCATTGACCAGGTTGGACAGATGTTTGGTGCCAAGTACACCGTCGGTGCTACCAGCTTCATGATTTCAACTGGTTCCAGCAACGAAAAGAGCACAGCCAATGTAGACAAGAAAATTCTTGGGTACGGTGTGAATCATGACCTAAGCAAAAGAACCACCTTGTATGCACGTCTTGATACTCGTGATGCTGACACTAACACAGCAGGTGCCACAGCCGCTGCTGGTGTAACAAAGCGCACCGCAGTTGGTATACGCCACACGTTCTAATACCAAAGTACTACTGATCAAAAAGTAATACTCAAGTACTACAAAAGCCCTTCTGCGTGTAGGGCTTTTTTTATGGTTGACCGATAATTGCTCTTTTGCTATAATTAGAACATGAAAACAAAAAAGGAAAAGAAGATGACAAAAAACAAAAAGCCAACCCTGGGAGAACTGTTCCGCAAACGACTGGGACTCAAGCCAACTCTAAATCAGTTGTTGGTCAAGCGGTTGCGTGGTTGACCGAATATTCCCAATTTGTTATAATACTTGTACAGAAACTTAACAGGAGACCAAGATGGAAAAACTCAGCACTATTCAGCAAATCAATTCTGCTATCATGTTTGGTAATCTTTCTAATGTAGAACTGGAATCTGTAATTTCGGCAGTGAAGTTTGCACGGGCCAGCCTGGCCAAGCAAAACAAACGAGCATTCCAGCCAGGCGACTCTGTGAAGTTCACCAGCAATCGCAATGGCCTGACTTATGTTGGCACAGTTAACAAAGTCAAAATCAAATTTATTCTTGTCAAGACCAATGCAGGCTTGTTCAATGTACCAGCCAACATGCTGGAGGCCGCATGACATTCCGTGCATGGTTGCGAGAGATGTGGTATGACCACCTCGACGAACTACAATCACTGGGTATGTTGCCACCCAAGTATGAGTTGAAAGAATACTTCAACAAATACAAATATTGGCTCAAGCGTGAATACCGTCATCAACAAGGAGCAAAATAATGGGTCTCGACATGTATGCATACACCGCCGCCAAGGCCAATGCAGACTACGAAACTGGTCAACGTGAACTTGCCTACTGGCGTAAACATCCTAACCTACATGGTTGGATGGAACAACTTGCTGAATCTAAAAATGTAGAGTACAGTACATTCAACGGCGTTGAACTAGAACTTACTTGGGAGGATCTAGACAAACTGGAACATGCAATAACGCACAATCAACTGCCTCCCACACGAGGTTTCTTCTTTGGTGATTTTGCAGACGACTACTACAAAGCACAAGATCTTGAGTTCATCAAGAAGGCCCGAGCAGAATTGTTCTTGGGTTTAAAAGTGTTTTATAACTCCTCATGGTAAGGCTGTAAATAATGAATGAAACTGACTTCTCAAACGAAAGGTTTGACAGCATAGTGGCGGCAGGTTGGATCCGTGATCTAGAAAGTTCGGACAGTCGCATACACAAAGAAAAAACAATTGAAAAAGCATTGATGGCCGCCAAACTGGGCAGTGCCGATGCACAATGTTTCCTCTTTAATTGCTACCAGGCTTACAATCCTTTCTACACATTTAACATCCGTCAGGTGCCTGAGACTGAGGGCCTGACTGGTAGGCCTAACCCTTGGACAAAATTTTGGGCCTTGTTGGAAGCCCTGCGCACACGATACATCACAGGCAATCGTGCCCGTGACAGTGTTGAATCTCTTAGCCAAGAGTTTGACTCAGATGAGTGGAACAACTTGGCTCGGCGTGTGATGATTAAAGATCTACGATGCGGAATCTCAGAAAAGACCTTGAACAAAGTGCTGGGCAAGACCGAATACAAGATTCCTGTGTTTACTTGCCAGCTGGCACAAGACTCCACAGACCAACCCAAGAAACTAAAAGGCATCAAACGTCTGGAAGTCAAGCTGGATGGTGTGCGTGTGTTGGCAGTGGTTGATGGCAGTAATGTTACCTTGTTCAGCCGTAATGGCAAAGAGTTTGAAAACTTTCCGCAGATTGCAGATGCTGTAGAAGATGCTCGCAAACACTTCCAATATGGTCGTGGTACCGGTGGGCGTTTTGTACTAGATGGCGAGATTGTGGGCGAGAGCTTCCAGAAGCTGATGAAACAAGCACACCGCAAAAGTGATGCCCGAACTGATGGTATGGTTTATCACATTTTTGATATCATTCCGTTGGATAGTTTCCAAGAAGGGCATTGTAACATACAACAGTACAAACGCATTGAATGGATTGATAGTGCCAAGGAGCGTCTGCTTGAAACACCCTGCCTGCGTATTATGAATGGGCTAGAAGTGAACTTGGACACAGCCGAAGGTCATGATATCATGCAACGGTTCGCTGAAGCATCAGTGGCAGAAGGTTTCGAAGGCATTATGATCAAGAGCATGGATGCACCTTATGAGTGCAAACGTTCAGACTTTTGGATGAAATGGAAGCCTACAATTAGTGTTGATCTCAATATTGTGGGTTTTGAGCAAGGAACAGGTCGCAATGAAAATCGACTTGGTGCTATAATTTGTGAAGGAGAAGACAATGACCGTAGAATTCGCGTTAATGTTGGTAGCGGCTTTAGTGATGCTCTTCGTGATGAGTATTGGGCCGCAAGGGATAACTTGCTTGGTCACTTGGTTGAAGTCCAAGCGGACGCAGTCACACAAAACCAAGACGGAACATACTCCCTGAGATTTCCGCGCTTTTTGCGCTTCCGTGATTTTGATGCAGGAAATAAATTATGAAAATTGGACTCAGTTACAGCCGTTGTGTTCGTGACATTGTTGACGGCAAGGTAGACATCAATGATGTTCTGGTCATTGTTGCTCGCACAGACTTTGATCCACGTGATGATGCACAATGGTCGGGTATCTGGGCAGGCTATAGTGGCGGCTCATTTCTAAACACAAATATGGAATGGGGCGATACTGATTACACGGAACAAGATTTCCGTGATGTCAGTATTGAATTATGGAATCAAGGCAAGTTCCACCAGCCCCGCAAGTTCGGTGCTCACCCCCGACGCCTGCCGTACTACTGGTTAGAAACTGTGGTATCAGACAGCGACCTAGAAAACTCGCCCACTGTAAAAGACGCTTGGAACAAATTCCAACTGGTATCTGGCCTTCGAGGCACCCCACTGAAAGCACACAATGAGTAAACGAGTTGGACCCATCACCCTGGACGGCGACGCCGCTGATCGCATTACTTTGCTTAACTTGAAAGAGTTCCGTGGCTATCTCAAGAAAGAGCTCAGTGACTGGAAAAAGAATCCCAAAACTGAAGACAATCCCAACGGCTATTGGTTGCATCCTGAAGACGTTGGCAACAACATCCGCATAATCGAAGCATTGAACCTAGTGATCAAACAATACGAATGACAACAAAATCAGCAAAAGGCCTGCGTGGTCACATTATCGACAGCCTTGACGGCACCTATTATTTTCGGGTGTATGATGCTGATCACAACTTTACAGATTACCTGTTGCGTCATTGCGATTTGACTGTGGTAATTGATGATGAAGATGCATACTTGTATGAAGACGAATTTAGTGCAACACTAGATCACAGTCCAGGAACATTAGGAATAAAAGACGATGGTACTTGAGATATTTTTGTACGGTTTTATCTCAGCATTTGGTTGGTGGAGTGCCACACACTATGTGATTGAGCCGCACTTTCCACCACCCATTGAAAAGAAAGTGGAACAAAAGTGAAAAAAATCTACTACGAAAAACGTGGTCGCAGGTACGTGCCTGTCGCTGAAAATGACTATGACATGTTTGATGCCATGCCAAAAGGCGCACATCTTGTGATGTGCTATCCTGGTGGACAAAGCAAACGCTACAACATCAACCCTAACTATGCGGCCTTGATTGCCGCTGGGCGTGTTGCTGAGGATGCAATGAGCGAAGCCATTCGCAAGGCCAGCGAACTGCGACCACAAAAAACCACTATTACCCCAGGACAAAAGCAAGCCTGGGAAAAGTTGGCCAAAGAGTTTGGTAGTGAATTAGCCACATTGCAAATCAGTAGTGCCAGAGATATTGCCGAAGCAGGATTGAAAGCATTGCAAGCAGAAGCAGATAAATTAATGCAACACGAAAGTGTAAAAAGTGCATACGAACAATTCCTGTTGGTATGCGAATTAACCAAGAAGGAGAATGCATAATGTATGCAACAACAGTTGACAGTTATCGAGACGCCGCAGGCGTAAACCAGGCCATGGGCCGAGTATATGGCCATATGGCGCTGGCTGTGCTAACCAGCATGCTTGTGAGCATGTTTGTGGGCATGAACCCAGAACTGGTTGAGTTTTTCTTTACCGGCATCATGAAGTGGGTAGTGATCTTTGCACCACTTGCGGCAGTGTTTGTGGTTGCACCTGTACTGGCCAGTAACCCAACACCTCCGGTGGCCATGGCGGCTCTACACGGCTTTGCGGCCTTGATGGGTCTGAGCTTTGCAATGATCTTTGTGATCTACACCATGGGATCGATCTTTACTGCCTTCATGGGTGCGGCTGTGCTTTTTGGCACCATGAGTGGGTATGGTTATTTTACCAAACAAAGTCTTGATTCAGTAGGCAAGTATGCCTTTGTCGCTTTGATCGCCATCTGCATTGCCAGTATAGTTAATATCTTTATTGGCAGCACCGTGATGCAGATGGTGATCTCCGCAATTGCAATCTTGGTGTTTTTGGCACTCACGGCCTACGACACTCAAACCATTCGTGAAAGAGTATCACGTGAAGATAGCACCTATGGTGATGAAGTGTCTGGAGCACTGAGTTTGTACCTGGACTTTATCAATATCTTTATTCACTTGCTCCAGTTGTTTGGAATTATGAACAACAAAGACGACTAATGTACATCTCATCCAGGAATCTTGAAATACAATTGCCCTGGGAGCCAGGCCTGTTGGAATGGTTGCAAGAACACTACCCAGTTTCGGGTTATTTTTTAGTAGAGGACTAGCATGGCCACAATTGACGAACAAAACAAATTGATTGAAGTACTCAAGTTTACACCACGCACCTACAAGATTCAATTGTGGGGCTATGGTGGTGAGTACATCATGGGCACAGTGGATCGCAAGATCTATGATTACTTTCGCTATCGTAGACTGAGCCTAAGTGACTTTGCTTGGGACTCGGACTATGCAGAGGAAAACAACATTCCCGAAGAAATGTGGCCGTTCTCACCAGGCAGTTACTATGACTGTGATGACATTTGCCATGAACACGGGGTTGACCGCAATGCTGGCACAATTCAAATCATGGACGAACAAGATCAAATTGTTTACGAAAAGAGACTGGAAGACATCTCAGGCATGGGTGCAGATGGTGATCCACCTGAACCCGAATGGGGCGGTGGCGAGGAATACTGGATTGGTATGAAGCCGGTGGGCACAGTAGTGTTCTTTGGCATCAGCAACGAGAAGGGCACTTTCTTTGAAGGTGAACTTCCACTAACCCAACCATTTGACGTTGCCAAACTTGAAATGGGCTATGACGAGATTGACGGCAACGACATTATCACCAACGTCAAATATGATGGCGAACAGATCGACAACTGGGGAGGTGACACCAACGGCAAAAGTAGTGATTTTGGTTTCTACCTGGTTAAGGATTCCAACACCTGGCAAAAATATTGCACCATGGATGATATTGAATATCCAATGACTGAATGGTTTCCCAAGAAGATCAAGCCTGTGCGTGAAGGCGTGTACATGATCAGAGTACCAGGCAAAAGTGGTTATACACATCATGCCAAGTGGACCGGTACACGTTGGATTAGTTCCTGGCAAGAGGACGTTAGCGACACTGAAGAACTCAAAATCAAAGAATGGCAAGGCATCTCTTTTGATCCTGAAGAACTAGAAATTCGAGAAGACTTTGATAAACTTGTTGTAGAATTTGACGAACTGTCGAAAGAGGAGAACTAATATGGCAACATGGGTATTAACAACTGCTGAAAAGAAAAACGTTGAAGAAATTGAATTTTGGTACAAAGACGGAAAAATAATCAAACGCACTACTGGTTTTCGTTGGGGCACAGTCTATTGCGAAAGTGATGAACGGCCTGATATTGATTTAGAGAATCCGGATGGCCTTGAAGTATTTGCTACTGATTATGACTTCGAACTTGACAACTTGGATGATGGACATTACTGTGATGTTGAATATCCGGACGACATGAGCGAAGAAGAACAAGAGCGTATGGACGAACTCTGGGATGAAGATTCATATAGTGCCTGGGAAGAAGAAGGTTGGTCAAACGACGACACAGAAACTTGGTTCCATGGTCCACTAGATTTAGAACAACAATAAGTTGACATCGCCACCACTCCTTGTGTATAATGCAAGTGTGCATGGGCAAGGAGATAGGTGGCGATCTAATGGCATGAGCGGGGTGATTGAACGCCCGGGCCCGACATAGCCGTGGCAGGTAGATGTAATGCCCACGAGGTTGAGACACTGTCCAAGACCCGGCAACGGGTCAAAACCGGCTGGTACCCGGTGTATGCTTCAGTTGGAATTCACAGTGAAAGGAACGTTAAATGTCTGTTAAAATAGAAGCCTCTGATTCCATGCTTCCATCCCTTGACTCTCTTAAAACAACGGCTTTGCCCATGCACAAATTATATTTCGAACTGAGTGATATTGACACATGGTATGCCATCATGCGTGAAGCACGAGCACAGTTCGGCAAAAACTGGCGTAGTCAGGCACATGTCAAACGACGACTAGAACACGCCAGTCTCTGGCGAGTGGATGGTCACGCAGAACGTGTGTGGTTTGAAGTGCCAGATCCCAAGTTCGGTACCTGGATAGCCATTAAACATGCTGTTAGACAGGTGCAACCACCCGGTAAATAATACTCTATGATATTTGGATTTGCTATTCTCGCCACCGCATTGTTGTTAAGCATGGTGGCTGCTTATTACTCAGTAGCCGGATTGGTGGCCATATTTTCTGCGGCGACCATTCCGGTTATCATCATGGGTGGCAGCCTGGAACTGGGCAAGATTGCAGCCACAGTGTGGTTGCACAACAATTGGCGACGTGCTGGTTGGGCATTCAAGTTTTATCTTGTGCCTGCTGTGGCGTTTCTCATGATCTTGACTAGTATGGGTATTTTTGGATATCTATCAAAAGCACACAGTGATCAAAGTTTAGTGTCGGGCGATGTACAAAGTAAAATTGCCATCTATGACGAAAAGATCAAGACAGCAAAGGACAATATAGATGCGAACCGGAAGGCGCTTAGACAGATGGATGAAGCTGTGGACCAAGTTATGGGTCGAAGCAGTGATGAAAAAGGTGCCGACAAAGCTGTTGCAATCCGACGAGCACAGCAAAAAGAACGTGCAAGACTTCAATCCGAGATCGCGGCCGAACAGAAAACAATTGCCGCCGTTAGCGAAGAACGTGCGCCAATCGCTGCCGAGGTTCGTAAGGTTGAAGCAGAAGTTGGACCGATAAAATACATTGCGGCCTTGCTGTACGGAGACAACCCTGACAACAATCTGCTAGAACGTGCGGTGCGTTGGATGATCATAATGATTGTGCTGGTGTTTGATCCACTAGCACTAACCTTAATTCTAGCCGCCAACAAACAGTTTGAATGGGCACGACAAGGCACCGGAGGTTTTGTACACGACGAGCCCAAGTACGAGGCCGACGATGGTCCTTTAACTGACCAACAAGTTGATCAACTCAACAAATCTGTTGAAGTGCTTAAAACAGACCCGCACCCACCAGGCTGGATGTTTGACAAGTTTCCTTATCTACAGGCTGGCGCGGCCATGTTCTTCAAAGACGTCAAACCCATGCCGGCTCAGTCTGACAATGACCAAGCGGCCATGAACATTGTTGCAGAACCTCCTGGTATAGAAACACGCCCATTTACTCCTGACGAAATAGCGGCGCTGGAGGCGGCGGATCACGAAGATGAAGAGGATGATGCACTCAAAGCTGCCATTAGACAATGGAAAGCTGCCAACCCCGACGATACCTTGAAGAACCAACGTTTCAAATTGATGCGGGGAGAAATTGCTGAATTACCTTGGATGGGCTTGTTGGCTGACAATGAATCAAGAAAAGAAATAAACAGTGGGTTTGGCACACAGTTTCCACCACATGCCGAACGTGGCGATACCTTTGTAAGAGTTGACCGCCTGCCCACAGTGGTCTATAAGTACAATGGTAAAGACTGGATAGAAGTTGACAAAAATCTAACAGACAGTTATACTTACGATATTGCTTATATTGATCACTTGATAGAGCGCATTGCATCTGGCGAATATGATGCTGAACTATTGAGTGAAATCGAGCGTGAGCAAGTGTCCCAACGTTTACAATCAAATACAAATACAAACACATGAAATCAAATGATCAAATCACATCCTGCAGTTTTTGTGGAAAACACAAAGATGCAGTGGCTAAACTTATTGTAGGTGAAGGTGTTGCCATATGCAATGAGTGTGTGGAACTATGTGAAACTTTGCTGAAAGATGAAAATTTTGCCGGCACAGTCAGCCCTCCTGTTGTGATGGACCCTGAACACATAAAAAATCATCTAGATCAGTATGTGATTGGCCAGGATCGTGCCAAACAGGTACTGAGCGTGGCAGTGGTAAATCATTACAAACGCATTAGTAATCCGGGAACTGATACTGAGATTGAAAAGTGTAACATTCTCATGCTTGGCCCAACGGGGTCGGGCAAAACATTGTTGGCACGTAGTGTAGCACGTTACTTGGATGTACCGTTCGTGATTGCCGATGCCACAAGTCTTACTGAAGCAGGTTATGTAGGCGACGACGTTGAGAGCTTGATCTCTAGATTGTTTGCCGCATCGGGCGGTGACATCGCCAAAACACAGCGCGGCATTGTGTTCATTGACGAAATTGACAAAATCAGTCGCCGCAGTGAAAGTGCTTCAATCACACGAGATGTGTCAGGAGAAGGTGTACAACAGGCCTTGCTTAAACTGGTAGAAGGCACCAAGTGCAGAGTCACTCCCACAGGAAATCGCAAGCATCCTTCAGGTGACATGATTGAGATTGATACCACTAACATCTTGTTTATTGCTGGTGGTGCGTTCGTGGGTCTTGATGCAGTGGTAAAAAATCGTGTGCGTGGAACTTCGATTGGTTTCAGTGCAAAAGTAAAAGACGACACAGAAACACACCTAGACCAAGTCACACCAGAAGACTTGATCAAGTTTGGTATGATTCCAGAGTTTGTGGGTCGTTTCCCTAGCTGGGTAGCACTCAACGAACTCAACAAAGAAGATTTGATCCGTATCTTGCTGGATGTCAAACACAGTTACATTGCACAATACTCTTGGTTGTTTGAACAAGACAAAGTAGAACTAGAATTCAGTGCAGAAGCCTTGGAAATGATTGCAGATCGCACTATTCTAAACAAAACTGGTGCTAGGGGTTTGCACTCAGAGCTAGAACGTGTGTTACTCCCCCATATGTTTTATTTGGCCCGTTATCGTAGGGAAGGAGTAAACCGCGTGTTTATTGATGCAGATCAGGTAAATACCCCTACAGAACTAAAGGAAGCAAATGGAAAAGCTAAGGGGTAGATCAGTACTGGTCACAGATGGTAACGTAGACAAAGCTCTACGTAAATTCAAAAAGAAAATTCAAACATCGGGCATCTTAGATGATGTTCGAGCCAAAGAGTTTTACGAAAAACCCACTACAGAACGCAAACGCAAAAAGTCAGCGGCGCAAAATCGTTGGCGCAAAAAACTAGCCGAACAGGCTTTGCCCAAAAAACTTTATTGATAATGGGTTTTCGTGTATAATAAATAACTGTGTAGTGCCCATAGTGGGGCTACATCTAAGTCATCTTGCTTATAAAGGAGAAAACAAATGACAAAAACTCTCACCCTTCGTAGTTTCGACATTCCCGCACTCACCAAATTTGGTATCGGTTTCGATAACATGTTTGATGAACTCATGCGTGTGAGTACTCAACAATCCTCAACCAACTACCCGCCCTACGATATTGTACAAATCAATGACGACGAGTACATGATCAGTGTGGCTGTGGCCGGTTTTGGGCATGACAACCTTACTGTGACCAAGGACAAAAACTTCTTGATTATTGAAGGCAAGCACAGTCGTGAAACTGTGGAGAATGACGATGCCACTGCAAAATATTTGCACAAAGGTATTAGTGAAAGAAGTTTCCGCAGAGAATTCCAACTTGCGGATCATGTGGAAATTAGTAATGCTCACCTTGAACTAGGTATTCTCAGCGTTCACTTGCGACGTGAAGTGCCCGAAGAAGCCAAGCCAAAGACTATTGCTATCACATACACTTCCTAATATAATAGTGTAAATACAGTAGGGACGCGGTGTCCCTACTGCTAACAAGGAAACAAAATGGCACAAAGCGAAACTAAAACTAGAATCAAACCCTTAGAATCTGTGCAAGAGCCGCCCTTGTACCGTGTGGTCTATCTCAATGACAATCAAACCACGTATGAATTTGTGGTAGAGACTTTGATTGAATACTTTGACTACACCGCAGAAACCGCAGAACAAATCACAATAGACATCCATGATGCGGGATCAGCTGTGGTAGCAGTGCTGCCATACGAGATTGCTGAACAAAAAGGTGTGGAAGTGACCATGCTGGCACGAGCACAAAGTTATCCACTGCAAATCAAACTAGAACCAGAACCTGTTGGTTAAAAATCAATCACAATGCGTTGTGGATAGTACACATGCCGTGAATATTTGGTATGTTGTCGTCCACGACAGTTGTTGACAAATCGAATACCCGACCGTGTTTGGTCTACTGATCCATGGTAGTGTCCAAAACACCAAGTATGAATCTTGTTTTCGGTGTCGGCTGCCATGGCCTGCATCATGAGTCTGTTGCCCATGGTATTGAATTTCATGCTACCGTCTAGATCGATGTCATGAGCAATCAGGGCTGGATCGGGCACAGTATGAGTGACCATCACAATCTTTCGAACATCTGCATGCCGTTGCAGTTTTTGCACACTGTTAATCATGTAACTAGCATCGTTGTTACTGAGTCTTGCTATGTTTTTGGTGGCTGCGGCGCTCATGTTGTATTTTTCTTGCACCCATTGATCCACTTGATCAGGATCAATTCCTAGATCAAAATCAAATCCAAACCAGCCATTGGTACCTAGAATAGCAACTCCATCAACAATTACCACGTTGTCTTGTAAGTACACTATATTGGGTATGCGTTTGATACGCCGCACAAGATCGCTGTAACTGGAACCAAGATCTTCAAGATAATTATAATGCTCGTCATTCCCGTCAATGTAAAACACAGCCTGATAGCATCGTCCAAGATGTCTAAGGGTACGTGTGACAGTGTCGCGATCCCGGGCAATATCCCCAGCAACTACGCACACTGGGCTGGTGGCCTGATGATGCCAATCCAGTTGATCCCAGGTTTCTACGTGTAGGTCTGAAATTAAATCAAATGCAAAACTCATGATACATATTTAAAAGGAAATAACATGAACATAATATTTGGCGACGCCATCAAAGAGATTCCGGACAGTTTTACAATATTAGAACTAGACACATTTCGCACACCCAAGGACGAGTTACGAACAGCATATTGTGTGGTAGAAACCATACCCCTGTCAGAATTTGCCACGCTGGAAGACTATAAAAAAATACATGCTGATCTTGTAAAGTTCTATCGAGAACGGCAATGGAACTATTGCGAACATGCAATAGAAGGACTCATGGGACGTTGGAATGGTGAGCTTGACACATTCTACACCAATCTATTGAGTCGTGTGATGCACTTGAAAGAAAATCCGCCGTCAGACGACTGGGATGGATTCACTGTTAGGCAAAGTAAGTAAACTTTGCATACGTTTGTTGCGAGCGTCTATAGCACCATCAAAATTCTGTTTAAATTCATTGATCAACTGATTGTGCCATTCCGTTGAAAAAAATCTCTGTTGGTTATAGTTAGCAATCAATCTCAATGAATCATAAACTTGTTGTTTAGCATCATGTGGTAATGTTGCAATACGCTTCATCTCTGACAGAATAGCCTGCAATCTTTCCAATGGGTCAGCAATGGTGTCATACGTTTCGTCGATTATGTTATGAAAAGTTTTGAACCCATAACCGCGAAGATATTCCAGACTACCTTGCGTGGCCACCAAAATAAACGGATGCCCGCAAGCAATTGGTCTAAGTGTTTTTTCTGTAAGATGTAATCTATCATCATCAAACAAAGTTTCTAGTACAACTTCTAGATTGGTAGTTTGATAGTCGTGTGTAAAGTAATCAGCACTAGATAGACTGTCACTAGTGTTGTGGAAAAAATATTGCTCAAGGTCTTGACGTTGGATTTGAAATTTTTTATTTTGAAATTGATGTTGACGATAATCAGTTGAATCTTGACTGTTAAATCCCATCTTGCAATGCGAATACAGGTCATGTTCGACCACAAGTTCGGCAAATTTTAATCTATATTCTCTAGTACCTGACCAAGCACGATTGTATATCAAAAAGTCTTTTTGTGGCGTTCGTTTTGATAGCAATACATCATGTTGTGCATATCTAAACCAATCTCTAGCAATCACACCGTGACACCACCAGTATACTCCTATAAAATCTATATCTTGATATTTTTGTAAATTAGATGATCGTTGTTCAGAATGTATTAACAAAACTGGAATCTGATACAGTAAAAACCCAAAGATAATTTTGAAATTGAGATGATGTATTATTTTTCCCACTAGTGATTTGACCATGCCAGTAATAAATTCATCTTGGTCTTGAATGATCTGAAAATTAGGATGCACTGATTCAAACACATCAGGTGACGAATAAAGATCAAAATTCAACGGTTCTTGATCATGCATAAACAAGATATTTTGACGGGCATATTGATATCTTGTTTCCCATGACTGGTCCGAACCATCAATAAGACCATTGGTTAAAAACACCGTAAGGTCGGTTATTTTTCTTGAGCCATGTGGGAAAAAGCGATAAATTATTAGATCGCGATGGTTGCAAACATCGTGCAAAAAGTTGTATAATCTATCTAAAGGAACACTCATATGAAGAAAATTGGATTTATTGGTATCGGCAAACTGGGACTCGACTGCGCGGAAGTTATGGCAGAGAAGCACGAAGTCAGAGGTTACGATATTTACCCGCGTACCAGCGACTCGGTAAAAGTTTGCGATATTGATGAATTGGTCAATGAAAGCGAATGGATTTTTATTGCAGTACCCACTCCACATGCTGAAGGCTACGATGGCTCGGTGCCCAGCTCACACATGGAACCACGTGACTTTGGACATGACGCTGTGATCAGTGCAATCAACAATGTCAACAAGTACGCAAAGTCACCCAAGAAAGTTGTGTTGATCTCCACAGTATTACCCGGCACCACACGCCGCAAGTTTTATCCACTGCTAGACAAGAGTCATCAGTTCTTGTACAACCCTTATCTAATTGCCATGGGCAGTGTGAAGTGGGACATGGTCAACCCTGAGATGGTCATGATTGGTACAGAGGATGGCAACCCCAATGCACTAGCAGGCGAGTTGATCGATTTGTACAAGACCATGATGGTAAACGATCCTCGCTATGAGATTGGCACCTGGGACGAATGTGAAGCAATGAAGATTTTCTACAACACATTCATTAGCGCAAAAGTTGGTCTTGTGAACATGATTCAAGACTTTGCACTGCGCATTGGCAACATCAATGTTGACGTGGTTACAGATGCCTTGGCACGCTCGACCATGCGTATCATGGGCCCCAAGTACATGACCGCAGGTATGGGCGATGCAGGCGCTTGCCATCCACGTGACAACATTGCCTTGCGTTGGTTGGCCAAAGAATATGACATTGGCTACGACTTGTTTGACACAGTGATGCATGCTCGAGAAATTCAAGCCAAGAACCTTGCCATGTTTCTAGTTGAACAGGCTAAACAACATGGCATGAGCATTGTGATTCATGGCAAAGCCTACAAGCCCGATGTTGAATATTGTATTGGATCATACTCTACTCTAGTAGGACACTATGTTAAACAAGCAGGCTTTGGCGTAAGATACCTTGATCCCCTGGCAGATGATCCTGCAGAAGTTATTACAGAACTGGCAGGTCCTGCGGTGATATTGTGGGCACACAATCGCAAGATCACTTATGAGTACACCGGTGATCAACCTGACACGTTGCCGTATTGCCCAATCCCACATGGTAGTGTAGTGGTTGATCCATGGCGTAAACTTCCACAGATTGAGAATTTGACTGTGGTACATTATGGCAACACAC